GCGGGAACAAATACCATGCAGTCAAAGCCCAAGCGGACGGCCGCACATACGACAGCCGGAGCGAGTGCAAGCGGGCAAAGGAGCTGCAACTGTTGGAACGGCACGGCCTGGTGCGCAACCTGCGGGAGCAGGTCCCTTACGAGTTGATCCCGACAGGGATCGGCGAATACCGAAAAGAGCGACCGGTGATCTATAAGGCGGACTTTGTATATGAGGTCTGCCAACCGGACGGCACCTGGAAGTGGGTGGTGGAAGACACCAAGGGCGCCAAAACAAAGGAATACATAATCAAACGAAAACTTATGCTGTACATTCACGGCATAAGCGTAAAGGAGACAGACAGATGAACTTTAAGAAAATGTTATCCATTTGCAAGCGAAGCAAGGCCTATTTTCTATATGACCTGCCAGACGGCGAGCAAATGCTCAGCAACGGCAGCTGCGGGTACATTCTGTACGGCCACCCGGAATACACGCCGGAGACGCTGCGTATGATCGCTGACTTGGCAGAGGATGACAGCGTGATCATGACAAGAAT